GATCCGCGCCAACAAGCTGCAACCTCGCGGGTACGTCCACCACGGCCGGATCGTTCCGCACCGCATCCAGCGAGGCGATCCCCGCGTGTTCTCACTGAGCCACGCGCGGGCCTTGCGATCGCAAGAGGCGATCTGATGGCGAGCTACGACATGGACGAGGTCCGCATCATCGTCGTCCCGGCCGAGTACCAGTACGCGCTGGTGGTCTCGCCTGCCATGGGCGCGGGCTGTCGGGCCGAGGTACGGCTGAGTCCGATCACCCAACTGGCGACCCCGACGATCGTGGCGCAACTGCGCGACATCGCCGACCGCATGGAAGCCGGGACGGTTACGACCAATGACTAGATTCAGCAAGGGCGACGACGTGATCGTCGAGTTCCAGGGCGTCGAGTGCGCCGGCGAAGTGATCAGCCAGTCGGTCGTCACCGGATACGTCATGGCCAGGATCCTTATCGACGTCGAGGTCGACTTCGGCTCGATCACCCCGCGCATGGATCCTCGGCCGACTGTCTGCGTCCCTGATTCCTGTGTTAGATCTAACCGCTTGCCATAGCGTGCTGAGCTGGTCATACTTGGAACTGCCAGCGGTATTCCTATGCCGCTATACCCGCACTGATGTGCGGGTATCTTTGTCTCCGAGGTGATTCCATGCTCGACTGCAACCATGAATACACCCTTGAGTCCATCGAGAATCCTTCGGGAGCAGAGGGCCGAGGCATCACCCGCACTGCGTGGCTAGTGTGCTCACGCTGTGCCCATCGTCAGGCTCGCCTGACCAACCGCACCGACGACGAGATCAACGCCGAGCTCGCCGCGATCCAGGACTAGTGACCGAGCGTAAGCATCGGGGCTACCGCTGGCGGCAGGTCGCCGCAGAGTTCCGAGCGCAGTGCGCCAAGGCAAGCGCACCGTGTTGGCTTTGCGGTCAGCCCATCGACTACGCCGCGGCCCCGCAGACCGGGCCAGCGTTCGAGGCCGACCATCGTCAGCCGGTGCACACTCACCCGCATCTGGCCTACATGCGCAGCAACCTCCGGCCGTCGCACTCGTCCTGCAACCGCTCCCGGGGATCCAAGCCGATCCCCTCGGGAGACTGGATCAGCGCCGACTTCTAAACCCCCTGGTAGAGGGGTCGGAATCTCTAAACGTGCAGGTCAGAGAGACTGCCTAGGGGTAGACGCTTTTCGCAAACATCACTCAAATTAGACATGGTCGAGCCGAGGAGGCCGAGATGCCCGCTCAGCACGGCAACCGGTCCCGGTACAACGCAGGATGTCGCTGCGATCCCTGCAAGGGCGCGAACCGCGACTACCAGAAGATGCGCGGCCAGTCGATCCGCAGCGCCAAGCACGCGCCGGCCACCGTGACCGCGCTGCCGCGGACCCCGGCGACCGTCCAGGCCGCCAATCTCGACGTCGGCCGGGTCGAGGCCGGTGTCTTGGCCGAAATTGACGGGTTATCGACCGCCGCCAGCCGCCAGGGCCTCGTCGAGATCGCGATCGCATTGGCGCGCGTGCTCGATTCCCCGCTGGCCATCGCGCAGCACGCCAGCGCCGGCCACCGGCTGAGCGAGACACTCGACAAGATCCGCAAGGGCTCCGACTCCAAGAAGTCCAAACTCGCCGCGGTCCGCTCAATGACCCGACCGACTGAGGTCGCTGGTTGATTCTTGGCAGTGAAACGCCGCGCGTGTTCACCCCGCCGCGGCGCGAGCTGACGCCGGAGACGACGCACGGCTATGCCGCGATCGCCTTCGCCGAGGACGTGCTCGGCGTCTCGCTGTTCCCTTGGCAGAAGTGGCTCCTGATCCACGCTCTCGAGCTGAACGAGAACGGCTCTTACCGGTACCGGTTCGTAGTGACGACCGTGGCGCGTCAGGCGGGCAAGACCATGGTCATGCTCATCCTGGCGCTCTGGCATATCTACGCACTTGACAGCCCGACGGTCATCGCCACCGCGCAGGATCTCGCCAACGCCGAGAAGGCCTGGGGCGAGGCCGTCGAGTGGGCCAAAGGCGACGAAGAGCTCGAGGAACTGATCGAAAAGGTCAACCTCGGGCACCCGAAGTTCATGCGCTTAGTGACTGGTTGCCAGTACCGGGTCGCCGCAGCCTCGCGCAAGGGCGGCCGCGGATTCTCCGGTGATCTGATCCTGCTCGACGAGCTCCGCGAGCATCAGTCCTGGGACTCGTGGTCGGCCGTGACCAACACGATGAACGCCCGACCGAAGGCGCAAGCGTGGGCCTTCTCCAACGCCGGCGACTCGCTGTCGATCGTGCTGCGCTATCTGCGCGCGCAAGCGCACCGCGACCTCGGCTGGCCTGACGGCGACGCCGACGCCGAGATCCTCGAGGGCCTTGACGAGGAGATGCAGGAATACCTCGCCGAAAACAACGACGAGGTGCTCGGCTGGTTCGAGTGGTCAGCCGCACCGGACGCCAAGCGCACCGACCGCAACGCCTGGGCGCAAGCCAACCCGAGCCTCAACCACACCGACGTCGTCGAGAACTGCGTCACCGAGCGCGCCATCTCGGCAGCACTGCGCACTAACCCGCCAGGGCAGTTCGAGATCGAAGTGCTCTGCCGCTGGGTCTCGATGGCCGAGGCCGGTCCGTTCCCCGAAGGCTCGTGGCGCGAGACCCAAGACAACGACGCGAGACCGGCCGATGACTCGCCGCGCTTCGTCGCGCTGTCGATGAGCTGGAACCGCGGCAAGTGCTACATCGCGCGGGCCGCCAAGACCGCCGACGGCGTCCCGGTGGCCGGCATTGCCGCCGACCGCACCGGATCGGACTGGGTGATCCCCTGGCTGATCGAGAACCGCGACACCTACAGCGGGATCGTGATCCAGGCCAACGGAGCGCCTGAGACCTCGTTAATGGACGACATCGCCAACGCCACGCTGGCCAACGGCGACCCGGCCAACCTGCCGGTGCTGCCATGGGCCGGACCGGACCTCGGGTCGGCGACCGGCATCGTGTTCGACCGACTCGACAAGCGCAAGATACGACACCTCGCGCACCCGGGCCTCGACGCCGCGGCCACCACGGCCAGCGTCAAGGTTTTGTCGCAAGGCGCGTGGGTCATCGACCTCGCCACCAGCCCGACCGACGCCGCACCGCTCAAGGCCTTTATCGGCGCGGTCTGGGCTGTCGAGACCGCGGCGCCGATCCGGCGCTCGGCCTACGAGGAAAAGGATCTACTAGTTGTTTAACCGGAAGCGCCTACCGACCGCAGTGGACCGCCGAGTTCTGGTCAACCTCTGCTCGGGCAACGCGATCGCCGGTGTCTGTACATACAACGGCCCCGATGGTTTGGTGCTGCGCGGCGCGATCGTGCACGAGCCCGGGGCCGACCCCTCGCCGGCCGACGGCGAAGTCCTGATTGGTGCGATCAATGTCGACTTTGTGCAACTGCTGTGACGGGAGGCGCTGATGGCTTTCGTCGCCAGCGCCGGATCCGTTCGGTCACTCTCCCGGGCTCGGATCTCCACGCCGACCCGCATCCAGCTCAGCTCGACCTATTCGGCTGACTACGCCGAGATCTGGCGCACGCAAGAAAGCGTGCGCACCGTAGTCTCGTTCCTGGCGCGCAACATCGCCCAGCTCGGCCTGCATATGTACGAGCGGGTCGGCGAGGCCGACCGCCGCCGCGTGCAGGATCACCCGCTCGCCGCGCTCCTACGCAAGCCCAACCCGTACACGTCGCGATACCGGTTCATCCAAGCGCTCGTGTGCGACTTCGCGATCTACGACAACGCCTACCTGCTCAAGACCCGCGACGGCGACAACTTCGGCCTCGTGCGGATTCCGCCGACGCTGATCACCCCCGACGGCACCGACTGGCTGACCCCGTCGGCGTTCAAGGTCTCCGGCAACGCCGGCGTCAAGGTCTACCCGGCCGACCAGATCTGCTACTTCCGCGGCTACGGCCTGGAGAAGGATGCGGGCATTTCTCCGCTCGAGGCGCTGCGGCGCACACTGCGCGAGGAGTGGACCGGCTCCGAGATGCGCGAGCAGATCATGCGCAACGGGGCGCGGATGTCCGGCTACCTGACCCGGCCAAAAGATTCGCCGGAATGGTCCGACACCGCACGCGACAGGTTCAAGCGCTCATGGCAGGCGCAGTACGCGGGCTCAGGCCCCGGCGCCGGCGGCACGCCGATCCTCGAGGACGGCATGACCTTCACCGCGGTCAGCCAGACCGCACGCGACCTGCAGTACGTCGAGGCGCGCAAGCTGACCCGCGAGGAAGTGGCCTCGGCCTACTTCGTCCCGCCGCCGATGGTTGGCATCCTCGACAACGCCACATTCTCGAACATCACCGAGCAGCACAAGATGCTTTATCAGGACACGCTCGGACCGTGGCTCACGATGATCTCCGAGGAGATCGAGCTGCAACTGCTCATCGACTTCGAGCCGCAGCCGGAGAACTTTTACATCGAGTTCAACCTGCGCGAGAAGTTGTCCGGCTCGTTCGAGGAGCGGGCCGACGCGATTCAGAAGGCCGTCGGCGGCCCGACGATGACCATCAACGAGGCTCGCGCACTGGACAACCGGCCGCCGATCGAGGGCGGCGACGCGATCATCCGGCCGCTCAACGTCACCCAGAACGGCAACCCCGACCCCATCCCGGCCGCGCCCGCCGAGCCGCAGGCCGCCGCCGGACCGCGACGACGAGTCAAGGCCGGCGTCGGCCAAGGAGTACCCGAGGCCGCCGGATTCACCGAGGGCGACTTCGTCACCTGGGACGGCGGCGAGGGCGTGATCGAGCACCTGATGATCGACGGCGTCCTCGGCGTTGCCGGCAGCGAGTACGCGATCGTGGCCAGCGAATCCGAGCCGGCCGCACTGATCCGAATCTACGACGACGGCGCACCGACCGAGCTGCTCGTCGGCAAGCGCACCGCAGAACTGAGTCGGCCGTGAGGAGTAAAACATGCTGACCAAGAACGCCACCGTGCAACTCAAGGCCGGTCCGCAGGACGGCCTTGACGAGGGCCAGTTCGTCGCCTACGCCAGCGTCTTCGGCAACGTCGACAGCTACGGGGACATCGTCACCAAGGGCGCGTTCGCCAAGGATCTGCAGCGCTGGGAGAAGTCCGGCAACCCGATCCCGCTGCTCTTCGGGCACAACATGAGCGACCCCGATTACAACATCGGCTCGGTCATCAAGGCCGAAGAGGACAACGTCGGACTCAAGGTCACCGCGCAGCTCGACCTGGAAAACCCGAAGGCCAAGCAGGTCTATCGGATGCTCAAGGGCCGCCGCATCAACCAGATGAGCTTCGCCTACGACGTGGTCGACGGCAGCACCGAGAAGATCGACGGCCAGGACGTCTACGAGATCCGCGACATGAAACTCTACGAGGTCTCAGTCGTCACCGTGGGCGCCAACCAGGAGACCGAAGTCCTTGCGGTCAAGCAGATGCCGGTCGTCGCCGACCGCATCCTGACCGATGTTAAAGCTGGCCGCGTGCTGTCGGCCAAGAACGAGAACGAGCTACGCAGCGCGCACGAGGCCATTGGCCGCGTGCTGCAGGTTCTCGACGGCACAACTGACGAGCAGAAGGCCAGCGAGCCGGATCCGTCGCGCCAGTCTCACGACGACACCCCCGCCAAGTCTGCCCCGACCATCGCACCGCATGAGGTCGAGGGAGACGAGATCGAGGAGGAGTCCGAGGAGGAGATCCGCGAGGCCAGTCCGACCCCGTCCGTCGACCGCTTGGCACTGACTGACGCGATCTACGGCGAAGTTCTCGCCGAGACCGCATAACCCACAACCCTGAAAAGGAAGTGAATCAATGAGCACCAACCGCATCGCCATGCTCAAAGAGCGCGCCGAATCCGAAAGCAAGCGCGCCCGCGAGATCGCCCAGAAGGCCGCCGACGAGAACCGCGACCTGACCGACACCGAGCGCCACGACTACGACGGCGCGATGGCCGCGCTCAAG